AAGCTAATAAAATAAGGGCTTAGAGGTAATTCTGTAAGCCCTTATTTTTGTTTGACATCATAAAGTCTTGTGTGGTTTGACATCATTTTGACATCAGAATATTTTAGAAATTCGTTCCACGATGTCATCCTCCATCTTAGGAGTGACATGTGAATAGGTGTCCATTGTTTCTTGAAATGAAGCATGCCCTAGACGTTCCTGTATGGCTTTCATATTTGCCCCATTTTCGATGAGAAGAGTGGCGTGGGTATGTCTTGTGCCATGCATTGTAAAAGATGGCTTGCCGATTAAATTAGCGTATTTCTTGCATAGCTTGCTAACTTCATCAGGACAGCGAGGGGCACCTTTAATACCAGGAAATACTAGATTGTTATTAATCCAATTCATAGTCTTGATTCTGCGTTTGTCTATGACTGTTTTATGCTTCATAAGCTCCTGGAGTGTTTCCGTATCAATGGCTATTATCCGTTTTGATGATGTTGTTTTAGTTGTGTTTGATATAACTGCAGTTGATCCGATTTTGAGTGCTGTTTGTGAAATGGATATGGTCGACTTTTTAAAGTCGATATCAGACCATCTTAGGCCTAGTAATTCAGAGCGCCGCATACCGGTTGCAAATGCTAATTTAAATAGTGCATGGTGTTCGGTGTTTGAGATATTGGACAGAAAATTCTTGACTTCGTTTGCAGATAATGTGATCATTTGGCGAACCTTAACTTGTTTAGGCCGATCTATATTTTTCATATAATTCTTAGGGATTATATCGTCTTTTACCGCTTGCTCTAATATAGAACCTAGGATTGTCATGGTGTAGGATATAGTTCTTGATGACAATCCGTCCATTGACTCAAAGACATATCGTAATGTATTAGGTTTAATTTCAGCTAACTTTACGCCGCCGATTTTATCTCTAATATAACGATTAATGATTCCTGTATAGCTTTGATATGTGGCAGGGGTTATAGTCTTTTTCTTTAGATTCAACCATATATTAATCCAGGTGTTTAATGAGATAGTATCATCGAAATTGGCACATGATTGATTAGCATTTACGTATTTCTCCATAGCTTCCGTAGCAGCTTTCCTGGTACTGCCGTAAAAGTATTTGCGTTTGCCATTTATCACCTTTGATACCTGGTAGCGACCGTCGGATCGTTTTTTAGCCATAAAAATAACCTCCTGGGCTTAAAATAGGTATAACAAAACAAACCTTAGAGGTTTTATGTGGTATAATGATATTGGAGTAAAAATGAAGCACCTCTAAAGTATGCAATTTTTAGTAGCCCTCACTGTGGTGAGGGCTTATTTTTATTTCCTTTTAGATCGACGCTTATTTCTTTTTTCTTTTTTTGCTATTACATGTCGTGGTAATGGGGAAGGATTTTTCCATTCGGGTATAACCTCCCAATCATCAGGAAAACCCATTAACTTAGGATTAATGTATTTACTATGAATAATTAAATCCTTTATAAAATATATAAAAGGATAATCAGGGTCTATTGTTTTTAGTATTTCAGCCATAGCAATTATCGTATTATAAATCTTACTATCTAATTCATTATTGTTAGAACTTGATTTTATAAGCCTTGAATCGATATCTTTTATTGGGACAAACACGAATGGAGTTCTTTTATTCCAAAGCCTGCCATTATGAGCACAAACATTTCTTACCCATCTTAAATTATTTAACACAGATTGCATTGGCTTATAATCAAATGGGAAATTAGCAAATATAGCCTTTTTATCCGGTCTTTTTTTTATTCCCTTCATCCAATTTAATAATTCTCCTAACGTTAATAGTAAAGAAGATACCCAGATAGGAGGAGTATTTATAGTAGGGTATTTAGTTTTGTAATGAAGAGCAAATCGCTCTTTACTATTTTGATATGCCTGCACAAGTAAATCAAAAGAAGTTGAAACGCCTTTAATCGTGGATGGTTCGCAAACCTGTTTGTAAAATATAGAAGAATCTTCGTGCGGGTGAGAGGTATTGTAATGTGTTGCTAAGTATTGAGCCCATGAAGCTTTTACTGCAACTTCTATTTTTTCAATACCAGTTGAAATTAATCGCCTAAATTTTTGGTCAAATATATAGGTATGCTTTATTTGATCCCAAGATGTATCTTTTTTAAATTTATGTTCTCTAGGAACACATACAGGATATCGTTCTTCGTACATCCACCAATATCCACTTAACCGATAGTATCCGACAGTACTAAGCCATCTATGGATGTCTGATTCATCATTAATAATCATGCCACGAGATTTTAATTGTTCAATTTGTTGCTCAATAGTTGTAGGCTGTTTTATATTAGTAGGCATAAAATAATATCTTTCGTTAGGTATAAAAAAAAGACCCATCCTGGTGCGCAGTTGTTGAATAATCAACCCTAAGCGTGATGGGTACTGTTATAATTATATTATCACGCATATTTGCAATTTTCAAATTACATAAACGCAATTCCGTATTCTTAAAATACATAGTTGATTAAAACAATACTAACAATTTTTTCATTTTAAAATCTCCCTTTTATATAATCCCTTATAATACTGATACATAATGATGGTAGAAATCTATATTCTCTAATTCGGTATCGTCAATACATGTTCGACGGACCATTTGTTCTACTAGATTAACGTGTTGGTCTAAATAGAAGTCATCGTTAATAATATGCATCAATTCATGCTTTATTTCCTCTCGCATACGATCATGCGGGAGGTTTTTATTTATATAGATATTATGGACGTCTTCACATTCCTCTGATACGGCATTGGCATGCGGCAAGTCGCAGTATATTAAATTAACAACCAATATAACACTCTCCCTTGTGTATTATTTATTTTTTAATTTTAAAAGTTCAATATATTCAACTGCTTTTTCCATGTCCTCTTTACTAATATCTTTTGCTGCAGAGAATAACATACGGGCCCCTGGGCGTGTGCGTAAGTACTCAGCGAATTCAGCAGCTTCTTTATCTAGGTAATATTCCTCTTCAGTTTTATTATTTGCTCTAGATTTATCGCCTACATCAGCGAAGAATTCAAGTGCACGTTCGCCGAGTTGATCTTGTTCATCTGGATCAGTTAATAATTCATCTAACGACATATTCATCCCGTCCGCTAATTTGTTTAAAGTTCTAATAGAAGGAATAATTGGTTTCTTTGTTCTAGAATTTTTATTATTTTCTAGCATTGACAAGTATTGTTTAGTCAAACCGGTTTTTGCTGATAGTTCTTCTAATGTTAAATTATTATCTTCTCTATATTTTTTTATGGCTTCTCCTAATGACATCGTAGAATCCTCCTTTCTTGATAAGTAAAGTTTACATTATAAAAACTTTTTTGTAAAGCATGCTTGACAATTGTTTTTTGATAAAGTATACTAAAGCTGTCAAGCGGGCTTGACAACTGAAATGAAGAAAGGAGGACGTATGAATAAGCTTAGAGAATGTAGGATTAATAAAAATATAACTCAAGAAGAGCTTTCTAGGATATCTGGTATTTCTAGGACTACTATTGTTAATATTGAAGCCGGAAAGCTTAAGTTTATCCGCTCTGACACAATGGATGCACTATCAGAAGCTCTTAATGTTCCTGTTCCTACATTATTTTTTTAATTTAAAAGTAAAGCGCGCTTTACTTGCGACAAAAGGCGCGATATGCGAACAATTTATTAACACAGAAAGGAGGAGAGATGAATCAAAGAAGTAGTTTTGTTGTCAACACAATTCGACAATAAAAAATACTACGTAATAGACCTGAACGGTAATCTATCACGTAGCATCAAAGATGGATTGATATTTTTAAGTCGGGACGATGCAGATATGTATATACCTGGCATTGAGTCGAAATTAAAAATAGTTTTAGACGGGGCTGCAAATCTTGTTAATGCAGAATCAATTAATCTTATGAGTATAATTTCTGACACACTTTTCGAGCGCATATCGTGCTCTGGAAATAATAATTAATGCCTCAATAGTTGATTGATAAGTATCATTACTTAGGTATTTGGGTGTATGTGCTTTGGGATTCCTGTATAGATAAACAATTGCATTTAGCAACGAACGGAGACCATTGTGATCTGATTTTTCATCATCAGTTTGAAATTTATTCATAACGATTATCGGATTCGAACCTTCAAAACATCGATTTACTAGAGTACTCCCATCTAAATCTAATCCTGATATAGAGCGCAATTCTGCTAATAGGCATTTACAAGATTCAAATATCAAATGGAATAGATTTTCTGAAATAATTTCAGGTCTACAGAACGCAAGTATCTGAGGATGAATTGAAAATCTATGCAGATCTGCTTTCAATCGACTTACAACCTCGGTAGCCTCGTCTAGCGTTGTTGCAGGGGTTACTTTTATTACCTTTCCTGTAGGAAGAAGTTTAAGCCCGATAAAACTTAAAAGTGTATTTAATGAATCTAATGCATCAGTAAAATCATTTTGTCTTTCTACGAAGAGTGACGGAGACATAATGTATTCAATTATTTTTATCATTGGATCGTAGGAATTGTTCTTATTACATTCATTAGCGACTCCATTATAAATACGTTTCCATTTTGTATCGATATCAGGAAGTTCACAGTTAATACCTAAATTAGCAAACATTATTGTTATTTCTTGTCCAGTTAATAACTCACCTAGTATTTTACAAATTTTTGTGATTTGTAAACTATTCATTTATATCACTCCCTTTCATCAAAATTATACATGAACGGGAGGTGAAGATAAATATTTAATTAACAAAGGAGAAAATATGTACAACACCAACAACTGATTTAGCTCTACGGTTAAAAACTCATAAATTGGCAAAACATATAAGCCACCAACAAAGTTAGTGGCAGTAGCGAGGGGCATTAAATGAAAGAGGAAAAACATATTAAAATACTCCGCCAACAGCTGGAACTATTGACGGAGTTGCAAAAACAAGTGGATGATCCACAAATAATCATGGAGTTATCTGACAAAATAATTGTGTTATCTGATGCACTAACTAATCTAGAAGAATCACAAAATAATAAATTATCTGTTTGGAAAGACGCATCATTAATTTATCAATTAGCCTTATCAATTCAAAATAAATGTGCAAAAGATATGGATGAATTATTTGCTCTGAGCAGTGACAAAAGCAAATAGCATCTGCATAACTGCGATAGCAATATGTTGATGCTTGTGGAGTACATTAGAAAATTTTGATAATAGACCTTTTTGCACGGGGATATCATTACTTAAGTTTGTTTCTAGCAAATGGAGCATTTTTCTAAACGCTTCTTTTTCTTCCATAGATATATTTTTGTCATTGTCAATTAGATTTGAAATTGAATTTATGGATTGATCTATAGAAATTGAAATATTTTCTTGTGAACCAATTATAGAATTTCCATTTATAGTGCCAATGTTAAATATATTGGTTGCATTAGAGCGTTTATGAGCACGCTGATAGTCTGTTTCATATTTTAAAATGGCGCCATCAGTCATTCCCAAAGGTTTTACATCTATAACATGGTAGTTCTTTTTGTTATGAACCAAGATATCGCCTTCTATTATATCTGAAAATTCTAATGTTTGAATGGAGTTTGGATATTTACTAGAACAGAAAAATCCATACACTTTGTCAGCGATTACTTTATTATTTCGTATTACAGTAAATAATTCAGACATATTTTTAAATGGGGCAACCGGCATTTTGAATTTCATTATAATCACCTCCTTTCAAGGTGATTATACAAACAATTATTTAAGAATACGCAAAATATTCATGAAAATTTTATGAACATCTATAAAGAAGATATAAAGGAGGATTATTGTGGACAGGAATAAATTATGCATAACAGTCGCTGAGGCTGCTGAACTAGCAAGCGTTCCTCAAGATGTGATTCGTCAATGGGCGGCTGACTTTGATTTTCCGTCGATGAAGATAGGGGCCCGAGGAGGTAAACGATTGATCCATTTAGATTCGTTTAATGCATGGCTAGGGAAACGATGCCAAGCAAGAATAGGAGAGTGAAAAAATGAAAAAATTAGCAGGCATCATGCTGGCCACATGTTTTGGAATTTTAGAAGGCTCAGATGTACAAGGGTACGAGTTGCATTCATCGACTATGCTACTGTTGCTTTTATGCGTTGTATCAGCAGTAGCTATTCTTTATAAATCATTTAAGGAGGATGAGCATTATGGACGATATTGATGTGATTGGTGTGTTATTTATTCTTGTTGTGATGGCCGTTTGCATTATGTTTTATGGCGGTCTGGTTTGGGTACTAATACGATGAGACGTCCGGTTCGAACATGTACGAAATGTGGAGTTAGGTTAATTCCACACACTCATAACTACATTTATGACGAGATTAATCGAAAGGCAATTAGAGTATGTAAGTCCTGCCACGATGAACATATTCGCCGTAAAAGTAAAAATGCTCGCACTCACGGCAATGAGATACGAGCACAAATTAAATTAACCTAGTTAAATTGTAACACATAAGGAGGCTACTATGCCAACTGTTAATAAAAATATAGATTTTGATTTCTTTAATAGATCGGGCCGGTTTCCTCCGAAAATACGATTTAATGTGTGGGGTTCCGCGTGTGGATTAAGCATGGATGCTTATAAAGCAATGGGAAAACCTATTGGCCTTAAGGTGGGCATTGATAAGGTAAACCATGTAATTCATGTGCTACCTATTAATAAAGAAAATATCAAAGGTGCTATTTATCCAAAATCCCACGAACTTAAACGGTCAAAGGTAGTTATTTCAAGAGCTCGTATTGTTTTAGCCGGACTTAAAGAGTTAGGCATTACAAACAATCTCGAAGGTACCGTTAATGATAAGAACGGTACAGTAGAGCTGCTATTTAAATTTTAAGAGGAGATAAAATGCCTGAAATAAAAGCAATAAAATCTAAACCTGCTGTAAATACATTTAATTTTAATTTCTTTGCAGATAACAGGGGCAAACACGAATCATTACAAAAGGTAGCTATAGTTACTACAAATAGCTATATCAAACTTTCAATGCCGGCTTACAGAAAGTTAAAAGGCCCTGAGTATTTCAAGGTGGGTATAGATATTAATAATAAAGTCATTTGTGTGGCGCCTGCGATTGCAACAGAGCCATATGTAATTAAACCAACAGCAGTACAAATTGAAAAAAAACACTATTTATATATCCAAAAGTCGTAGCGTAATTCGTAAACTCCAGGAAATTGGAATCCCTAAAACCGTTGAAGGGAAATTAGTTGATGATGAATTACTGTTTAAATTTTAAGGAGAAATAATCATGGAAAATCAAAATATCTTAACAATTAAATTTAATGACACAGAAGATCTTGCCCTTAAAATCGCAGAATGGAATGAAATTTTAAACCATCAATGCTGCGGCAATTGTCATGATGAAAAGCACCCTGCTGAACAAGTAACAAAAGCAATGTGTGAAACTGCACCTAAAGCAAAGCCTGCTACAAAGCAGGAAAAACAGAAAACTCCAGAAATTACGGATGACGACCTTCCAGTACTTCCTCTTGACGCTGATCCGTCGCCTAAAGCAGAATCACAACCTCAGCCAGTCGTTCAAGAAAAGGTTAAATCTGTTCCAGAACCTGAACCAGAACCTGAACCTGCATTGGATGTAAGTGACGAACCTGTAGATAAAAAAGCCTTTTATAAAGAATTCCGTGCATGGATGGGCGAGGATGGGGTAAAAGCAAAAAAAGCACTTGCAATTTTTAGCAAGCACGGGGTTACTCGTCCGTCTAGCGACTCTTTAACGGATGATCTTATCACCGATTTAAAATCCATCATGGCAGAGAAGGAGGCTTAAATATGGCTAAGCAACAATTCAAAGCGCAAGCTGATATATGTAAAAAGTCATTAGACGTATTACTTAAGGCCATTGAAGTGGACCCTGGTAATGCTGAAGAATACCAAGCAGGCATTGCATATACCGAAAATGTTATGAAAGCCTCTAATGCTATTGTGAAAGCTTTTGATGTAGTAGAGCCACCTAAGGCGGCTACAACTAAAGAAAAATCCGAAGAAACTCCTAAAGATGAAAAGCCTAAACGCAAACGCAAGGCCAAAACAAGCAAAGAATCTGTACCAGTTGATAGCGAACCAGCTACAGATGAAACACAGCCAATGGTTGAGCCTAGTGTAGAAGAAAATGCTGACCTCTTTGCTATGTTTGGTGATTAAGGCGGTGGTGTTCTGTGAAAACTGTGTCAAGTTTATACATCCGCAAAATGTTCGATAGCATCATAATTGAAAAACATTATGATGCTGCTTACACAACAATTCACCATTGCGATTGCAATCATACATTTGGTGGTACATGGAATCGCAAATATAGCATGGGTAGCGGATATTATACCGGTGCGAAATGTTATGTTTGCCCTAATTGTGGAACTCGCTCCGAACCATATGTACACAAAGTGATATTAACATGTGATGACGAGGAATTATTTCCTAAAGAAATGTTTTTTGAAGTCGTTAATTGCAAAGACTTCCTCGATCTTCGTATTAAATATAAAGGCATTCAGCTATTTTGGGATGGAACGTCTGAAGATGGCTCTTATAAAGAGGTTTTGCGTTTTGATTTCAAAGCCAGAAAAGCTTTTTATATCGATGAAGATAAGAGAAAACATGAACTCACAGTCGATTATATTCGTGAGTATGATAATCCGATTATGCCAATTTTAAAATACATAGGGAAATCATATGCAGTTCATGGAGTTAATAAAGAACATTTGGCCAAACTCCTCAAAAGTCTGCGCATAACGTTTGAAAGGCGCTTATCAGAACAGTGTGGATATAAAGTAAAAGATGTTTATATCCCACATTCGATTAGTGAATATGGCGGATATGGGATTTCTATGCTGGTTAATATGATCTTAAAGCTCAGCGCTCCTGACATGCCTGCTGTCACTAAAATTATTAAAAGCAACATTAAATGGACTTCACGCTATTGGATTGGTTCTATAAGAGATCTGCATTTTTATGATTCGATTTTAGATATGACTAAAAAGGGGACCGGATTCTTAGAAGCATTGCGAATTTATCATCGAGCTCCTGATAGTAAATTATTGCGTAGCATGATGGTTAATGACCCTATGATTGTTAAGTTATCAGATATGCTGAATGTTTTTAAAGATGAAAATAATCGAAGGACAATATTGACTCTTAATCGAGAAAAAGGGTTCGATGATGTATCTGCAAAAATAATTAATGCAGCTCATTTAGATGAGAATATGGGTGTTAGGACTCAAAAAATCTTTAATATGTGGCTTGGCCTTTCCAAACGATATGGTGAGCGAAATTTATTGCGATATTTGTTAAATGTCACTGCATCAGATATCAGGGATATTGCTAACATGTACAGCCAAATAGAAGGAAAATATATAGCTCAAGTTTGGGATACTGATTGCAAGTTAAAAGACTTCCATGATGTGGTAGTTAATATTTACAACAAACAGGAGTACGGCGACGTAATGCTTCCGGAAGTTCCACAGCTACAGGCAGATGTAAACGGGATGCATTTTATGGTCCCGAAAACTGCAGCAGATTTAATGACTGCTGGCAAACGGTTAAAAAACTGTGTTGGATCATACCGAGATAGGGTCATGAAAGGAACTACCGCAATAGTATTAGTTACTGATGATGCTATGAAGCCAGTTGCGTGCTTAGAATTGGCCAATAAGGGTAAAAAGAAAGGTCGTCAAATATTCGACTTAGTGCAGGCGAAACTCTTTGCTAATGAAAAGCTTAAAAAGAATGCTCAGATTAATTCAACGGTCATGAAATGGGCTAATCAATTAAAGATTGAGCCACACACCATCGATGTGGATGCCACTGTTGTATAAAAGGAGAGTCTTATGAAATTAACTAAACTGGAAATACTAAATTTTAAAGGGCTGAAATCATTTGAATTAAATCTAAATGGCGACGTCGTGATTCGTGGTGATAATGCCACCGGTAAAACCACCGTATTCGACTCAGTATGCTGGTTGCTGTTCGGCAAAGATAGCCTAGATAGGGCTGATTTTGAAATCAAAACATTGGATGGTGGAGAACCTATCCATAAAGTTAATCATGAAGTAACAGGCACCTTTACATTGGATGAAGGTGGTACTGTTGAACTCAAACGTGTATATCGCGAAAAGTACTCATCCCCTCGTGGCGGTGAAGTTACCTTAACAGGCCATACGACAGATTATTTTGTCGACGGTGTGCCTAAGAAAGAAAAGGAATACAAAGAGATTGTAAACTCTCTAGTTGATGAAAGCATTTTCAAATTAATTACAAATCCATTGTATTTTAATGAAACGTATTCCTGGCAAAATCGCCGCAAGTTACTTTTGGAAATGTGCGGCGATATATCAGATGAAGATGTTATCGCAAGTCGTGATGAATTAAAAGCTTTAACAGATATCTTATCTGGTCATAGTGTTGACGATCATAGAAAAGTGGTTGCGTCTAAAAAGACAGCTATCAATAAAGAACTAGATATGTTGCCGGTTAGAATCGATGAGGCGCTACGAGGCAAGCCTGAAGTTACTGCTAATCCGGAAGTGTTACGGATTAACATCGATACCTTAAATGCAGATATCGAAAAATTAGAAAACGACAAAGCATTATTGCAGAATGGTCACTCTCTCGTTGATAAACGTGCTGAATTAAAAAATGTACAACGTAAGATTATGGCTCGTGAAACAGAACTGCAAATGGAATATAAAAAACAATACTCCATGAAGTCAAATGAATATGATGCTGTTGTGGCTGAAATTAATAGCCTGACAGCTAGACTTGAGGATACAAAGCGACGTATTGATGACTCAGCAGCGACCATCAATCTCATTGAAGGATTGATTGGAGAATTAACTATTCAACGAAGTCAGATTAATGCAGAAACATTTGTTGCAGATGTTAATGATCTTTGCCCAACATGTGGGCAAAAACTTCCTGCAGAGCAAATTCAAGATGCTTATGCTAAAGCAGAAGCAAATTATAATCTCAAGAAGTCTAAGCGATTAGAAGAGATTGAGCACTCTATCAACCTAAAGGAACAGGATATTGAAGGTATCAAAAAACGAGATTCTAGTTTAGAACCTGTGGAAACAATAGCAGCTCTTATTAAAGCAAAAGAACTCTTAAAGGAAACTATAGCCGAAGAGATTGGGATGTTAACTGCACCGGTTCTTAATGATGACTCTGAATATGCTGATTTAAAAGCAGAGGAACTTATGTTACAAATGGCAATTGATGATGATAACTCTGATTGCTCAGAAGAAATTGCTGAACTCGAGATTAAAATTTCAGCCAATAAAGAAGAACGAATGAAGTTAGAGCAGGAGCTTAACAAGTTTGCTGAAATTAAGCGCATTGAGCTCCGTGTGTCAGAACTCGAGACAAAGCAGGCTGAATTATCCGATGAAAAAATGAAACTCGATGAGGCATCATATCTTATGGATGAGTTCGTAAAAGCCAAAGTTAACATGCTCGAAGAAAGTATTAATGCAAGGTTTAAATTGGCTCGTTTCAAAATGTTCAACGTCATGTTGAATGGCAATGTTGAAGAATGTTGTGAAACCACTTACAAAGGCGTTCCATATCGTAGCATGAATAATGCTGCGAGAATTAATGTCGGATTAGACATTATCAATGCATTAACTAGCTATTACAAAGTTAATGCTCCGGTATTCATCGATAATGCGGAAGCAGTAACTGAATTCGTTCCAGTTAATAGCCAAACAATTAAATTGATCGTTGATGAGTCAGAACCACAACTTGTGGTTAAGGAGGTGTAAGTATGGCAAATAATCATAAAGTAATTATGAGTACAGATGAAATGGCAGCATACATTTATACTATTTTGTCTGAGCACGAGCTAACTGTAGGAGAATCGTTATCTTCGCTAAAAAAAGCAATTAAATTAGTTAACAAATCAGTATATTATGACCATTTAAAAGAAAGTGAGTATGAAGAATGCAATTAGTACCTATCAACGTTGTAGAAAATGCTCAATATGTAAGTGGTAGAGATTTACATATGTTTTTAGAAATTGGAACAGAATATAAAGATTGGTTCCCTCGAATGTGTGAATATGGTTTTGAAGTTGGTATAGATTTCAACCCGCTCAAAAAAGAGCGAGTTCAAATTGAAGGCAATCGAGAGGTTAAACGCATTATCACTGACCATGAACTTACAATTGATATGGCGAAGCAATTATGCATGCTATCTCGAAATGAAAAAGGCCGACAAGCTCGAGAATATTTTATTCAAGTTGAGAGAAATTGGAATTCTCCCGAAAAAGTAATGGCAAGAGCCTTGCAAGTCGCTAATAGAACGATAGAGAACTATAAGTTGTCTATCTCTATGAAAGATCAACAATTAGCAGAGTTGCAGCCGAAAGCCAATTATTACGATGTCATTTTGCAAAATAAAGAGTTGCTAAGCATTACGCAAATTGCTAAAGACTATGGGAAAAGCGGAACTTGGCTTAATAAATTTCTAGCCGATAAAAAAGTGCAATTTAAACAAAGCGGTGTTTGGTTTCTATATGCTAAATATGCAGATAAAGGGTATACATCAAGCAAAACATTTATTGATGATGTAGAAAAAGCACATATGCATACATATTGGACTCAAAAAGGACGGCTATTTATATACGATTTGTTAAAGCAAAATGGAGTTTTTCCGTTAATTGAATTAGTAGATGCCGATAAAACGGCATAGGAGGTACATAATGGGTGAAGTAACAAAAGCACAAACTCAAACACCATCGCTTAAAACTATGGTGTCTAGTGAGTCGGTAAAGAAACGTTTTAATGAAATCTTGGGTAAAAAATCAGCAGCCTTTGTGTCTAGCTTGATTTCTGTATCTAATAATAATGAACTTTTATCTAAAGCAGACCCTACTACAGTTATTACTGCAGGTGTGATGGCGGCCACTTTGGATCTTCCAATTAACCAAAACTTGGGGTTTGCTTATATTGTTCCTTTCTACAATAGCAAGAAGAAAATTAATGAAGCTCAATTTCAAATGGGTTACAAAGGGTATATCCAGCTGGCCATGCGCACAGGTCAATATAAGACCATTAATGCTAGTGAAATTTACGAAGGTGAAATTAAACACCATAACAAACTTACTGGCGAATTTGAATTAGGCGAGAGAACTGGCGATAATGTAGTCGGTTATATTGCTTATTTTAAACTCATTAATGGTTTTGAAAAGTATTTATATATGTCTAAAGCAGATGCGGAAGCACACGCTATAAAGTATTCCCAAACATACAAAAGGGGTTTTGGTCTTTGGAAAACTGACTTTGACGCAATGGCCATCAAAACAGTACTCAAACGTTTGTTAAGTAAATATGGTATTTTATCAGCCGAAATGCAGAACATGGCTAATGCAATCTCTGCAGATGGCGCCGTCATTCGTGATAATAATGGCGAGCTTACCCCTGATTTCGAAGGTGAAACTATCGATGTTCAATCAGATGTGGCAGAAACAATCGCTAATAATGCAAATTCTGAAGCCATTGACATCGATCCTGCCCCTACTAGTGAGTTTGTTAACCCTGAAACTGGTGAAGTAGTCAATATGTTCGGTGATTAATCGTGATTAGTATTCAAGCATTCGGTAGTAGTTCGAAAGGGAACTGCTACCGAATCAAAACATCAATAAATGGTGATGAACTGCTACTGGATGCAGGATTATCATTTAAAGAAATTCAACGGTATTGTCGCTTTAACTTTCTACACCTATGTGGCACGTTACTCACACATCAACACGGAGACCATAGCAAGGCAGTAAATGATCTATTAAAGCTAGGCCATCGGGTGTATATGCTAAAGGATACTGCAGACGCATTATATGTGTCTGACCAGCACACAGCAATCCTTATAACTCCAAAAGTTCAATTTAAGATCGGTAATTTCAGCATTTTACCTTTTGAATTAGAACATGACGTTCCTAATGTTGGTTTTTTAATTTCTGATGGCGAGGAAAAGCTACTCTACATCACAGATACCTATTACTGCCGGTATACGTTTAAGAATATTGATCACATCATGGTTGAATGTAACCATTCCTATGAAATCCTAAATCAACAAGTAGAAGCCGGTAATTTAGATGAAAAGCGAATGGAACGGTTAATCCAATCTCATTTTTCATTAGAAAATGTAATTAAATTTCTAAAATATATGGACCTAACCAAGTGTCAAGATATACGTCTACTACATTTATCTGATAGCAACTCAGATTCGGAAATATTTAAGCAAGCTGTTCAAGCTGCTACTGGTAAGTTAGTAATCGTAGAACAGGAAAGGAGCCCTTTATGATTATTAAATCAATTCAAATCAAAGATGGCTACATTAGTATTTCGTATCAAAAGCCATCAGCAACAGGCTTTATAGATGTATTTGTACTCAAGTCTAAGGATGACCCACGTCCTGAATTATTCAAAGTATTCAGTAATTTACACGCTATCGTCAAAAAAAACTTTGAATTTTTAGATAAATTTCAAATTCCTTTTTTAGTGAATACATTCAAATTCAAATATGATGATAGTTATGAGACTATGGTTAATAAAGTCAGTGTAGAAGGAACTGTTGGTGACGAAAAAACACATAATACCTTTAAGTTTAAAACTGATTGGCTAAATGTTGAATATGAAGATGCTACATTTGCTATCTCGGTTCAAGACTTAATCGATGAATGCGTAAGGTTTATTATGGGCCGTCGAGCCCAGGACAGTTTATTTAACGATAATGAAGAGTGATAAAAATGGCGAAAAACCAATCATACTACTTTAGTCATGATATCAATGCGAGCAATGATCCTAAAATCGCTGCTATGATTTCAGAATTAGGAATGATTTCATATGCCTGGTGGTGGATATTGATTGAAAAATTAGCCGCAGCAGATGACTATAAACTGCCACTAAAAAAATATACATTCGTTGCTCTGGATAATGAATTAAGAATGAATAATGAACAAATTTTAACAAGTGTTCAACAAGTGTTCAACAAAAATCAACACGTGTTGGAACAAAATTCAATGTGTTCATTTTGTTCATTTTTGTTAATTTATTTGTTGATTCATGATTACGAATTATTGGACTGTGATGACGAATATTTTTGGTCACCCAGCTTAATTCGAAGATTTGAATTTAAAAAGGTGAAAGAGGAAACTATCCGCGAAAAACGTAGGTTGGCTGGCCTTAAAAGTGCGGAGTCTCGTAAAGCAAAAAAACAAAATTTAACACATGTTCAACAAAATTTAACACATGTTCAACAAAATCAACTAATAAAAGAAAAGAAAAGAAAAGAAAATAATATAGAGAGAGATACGCGCGCGCGTGAAGATGAAAATCCTCTATCTATGTTTGAAAATGAAGAAGTAAAAAATAAACCCATTTACGAATTGTATATGAAATCGATTGGAGTTGTATCACCTACTATTAAAGAGCGGTTAGATGATCTAGTTGAATCATATGGCAAAGAACGAGTCATTGTTGCTATTAATACCACAGCGGATAACGGTGGCAATAGTATCAAGTATGTTGAAACTGTCACGGCAGGGAATCTAAAGCAGGAGGTGCAAAAGGATTTTGGAGCAAGCAAATGTAACAGCAATGCTAGAAGCGTGTCTCGAAAAAATTCGAGAAAGGACGAACAAGTCGACTGGCAAGCGGAATATGAAAGAGTCCACGGGAAAAAATGAGTTCTTTTATCCGGTCTACGATGAACCAGTAGTCATTCAGACAAACGTTAATACCACCTATGCTGCAGTTGGAATTCCTAAGAGATATTATGATATGGATTTTGACTGGTTACGCAAACATGGTAGCTTTCCAAAGGAGAACGATGAAGCTTACGATGTGGTTAAAAAGTATTCTAATAATCTGAAAGCTAATCTTGATTCTGGTAAGGGCCTCATATTAAGGGGCCCAGCTGGTACCGGCAAGACATCAATTGCGGTGAGCATCTTAAAACAGGCTATGGCATTAGGTAAAGGGTGTCTAATGATTTCAATGCCTAATTTATTAGACAACATGCTTACATTATCTAAAGGAGATAATGTGGCCTATCTAAGATATGAACAGAAGCTTAGAAATATCCCATTGCTATTACTCGATGATTTTGGTGCTGAGTATTCAAAATCTGACTGGGTATCATCTAAAGTCGAAAGTATCATTATTGATCGATACAACAGGATGAAACCTATCATTCTTACAACGAATTATAGTGATACCTGGACTGAAGAGAACTATAGCCAAAGGATATATGACCGACTACGTGGCGAATATGCGGTGGCTATATTCAATGGAGAGTCACACCGATGAAGCTTTTATTAAGATGTCAGTTCAGGTTTAGAAAGAAAACACATGACAGGTTCCCTACGTTGAACGAGTATATCGACTGTGAACGCGGCTCGACTATAGCAGCGGCAGCCATGAAGAAAAAATGCACTGAGCAGGTTAAAGAACAATGTCTATCTCAGCAGATACAGCCAGTTAATGGGAAAGTGGACCTATTATTTGAATGGCACTCTTCAACTAGGCATGATCCTGATAATGTGGCATTCGCTAAGAAGTTTATTCTTGATGGGTTACAAGCTGCTGGCGTGTTAGAAAATGACAATCGAAAGTTCATCGGTACTATGGCTGATGAGATTATTCAGGATGATGAAGACTATGTAATCTTACATATTACTAAGAATATGGGAATATTCTTGTGATTATAAAATTAGCGGAGGTATAAAATGACTGTTAAAGAATTAGAAGAAGCTTTGAGCAGAGTAGAAAACAAAGACATTGAAGTTATAATGTATGATGAAATGTTTGGTGGGGCTGAAATTGAAGGCGTCGTGCATAATCTAGATGAACCAAAACTCAACTTCAAAGAACGTGTAGAACTATTGATTGGATGTGAACTTAATGCTAATCGAAGATAAGAATAAATGGTGTTGGGTTGATGACTATGGAAATGCAGGTGAGCCACAAGATACGATACAAGAGACCATCGATGATCTTATGGAGTGGGAACCTGATTTAAAAGAGATATGGCTCACAGATGAGTTTGAACGAGTTGTGAGAATAGGACATCCTAATTATTACACGCCGAAAGTTGATGCCGAACGAGTGATTGAAGACATTATCAATTATGATATTGATGATGAAATAGCTGAATGGGCTTGCGAGTATTTAGCAAATGTTAAGGCTGAACATCTTGATGAGCTAAGCGTAGCTTTAACAAAGGTATTCCGTGAATGGGAGAAGAAATATGGGTATGAGAATAAAGGCCATGTGGTTTTAGAAACAAAACCGTATCCTGTTGATAGCAATGGCAGGCTTATTGTAGTGTAAATACTAATTATATTAATTATTTTTTATGAAGCTGGTATAAACAAATTCGGACTAAAGCACAAAATAAATGATAAAGGAGAAAACATCTTTGAATGAATATGATATTGAAAAAATCACTAAGTTGGCCACAGAGGTGGCTACTAAAACCTACTACGAATTAGCCAAACAAGAAAATGCTCAACTCGGTCGCAAACTTCGACACAACACGATCAAGTTATTAAAGCATTACAGTCAGCTGCAGTCTTATGTAGACAATGCTATCTCGGATTCGACACAAGCCGAAGATATATGGCTCAATGAACTGCTAGCTGATATGTTCGATGACAATAGCATTGTAAGGGTAAATGCCATTGTTAAGAGCAAAGAGAAAACGGCGCTTATGATGAGACACGTTAATAACATGCTAGATATCTATGCGGAAAAGTGCAGCGAGAAACAGTTTAAATACTGTGAATGTGTGCGACGTTATTATATCGATGGCGAAACATTAGAAGAAATTGCTGAATCATTCCCTGAAAAACCCGATGTGCGTACTATTCATAGGTACGTTGCAAGGGGAATAGAAGAACTATCTGTACTTCTCTGGGGAGTGATAGGGCTCAATACAAAATTGTCATAAAACTGTCATGGACGTGTCATTCTTGACAATTTATAATGATAGTGTGAGTTAATAGGAAAACAAATACTCTATCTCTCAACGACACAGTAAAACCTAGAACACTAAAGCAAAAAAGCCCCTGCTTCGGCAAGGGCTTTTTGCTATAGGGTAGCTAATCCTATAATGTAGTGCGATCGCAACAGGATGCAAGTTAATGGCAAGTTATATACTAAACGTAAATAACAAATGCGCGTTTACCGTAGTCACGAGCATAACGACGCTTGCCTGTCTTAGGGTCTGTTACATAAGCAACAAATTTCTTTGTGCCGCGTTTAGACCCAGTTTGAGATACTTGAGACATATATCTGCTCTCCTTTCATAAATTTCTCTGAAGAGATTTATGGCGGGCCCGCACTATTTACATTATAACTGCAAATTATATATTAAACTAGCATTAATATATAAAATGAAAAAGACCCCAATTTTTGGGGTCTTTTTCGATAGACGGAACAAGCTAACTTGTTTTTAAGAAAGATGAGTTGTAGCTAATAACTCAGAGCATCCTTATATATGTCTAAATATCTCAACAACATAATATCACTTAAATGTAAAAAAACAATAGTTAGAATTGTGAAAAATTTAAATTTATTTTATAAAATATAAAGTAGAACAAATATTTCATACAAGATATTGTTTTTATAAATTAAAATAACAAGATATAGTATATTATCTATGATAAAAACGTATATAGTTATGCAAAAGAAGAATGGAACGAGGTGAATACGATTGACTGATGTGTATTGTGAAAAGAGAAGATGCTTAAACAATGTTAAAGGTTGGTGCAAAGCGAACGGCATTCATATTGATCATATGTGTAAATCATATGCGCCATCACATTCTTTAGTAAAAATAAAAACTGCAAAGGTACATAAGGAATGCGGTAAATATAAGCAGAATAAGAGTGTATTAAAGTAGCACGGCACCGTCACGAAGATGAGCTCCGTATGTCTCGTCGTAAAAATAAAAAAATAAATTTAAATTATACCGAGTTTTGTTAAATTTTTGAGCAATTTTTTTGTGGGTCCTTCTAGCAAAAATTAAAAGCATGCGGTGGCCGAGACCCCAAAAATTGCCTAGATTTTAATTTTTTTATGACCTTGCTAGTGATACAGGTAATGAAAGGAGGCTGATTGATAAGTGAAAATTACAGATGATTTGAAAACAGCAACGGCCTCGCAGTCGAACCTGGCAAAAGCACTTGGACTCTCGCGCCAACGTGTTTCGCAACTACTCCAAGAAGGGGTTTTAGCAACGGATGAAAAAAATCAGATTTTGGTTATCAAATCTGTTATCAATTATGTCAAATACAAGGGCCAATCTTCTGCTGAAGAGGTAAGCAGTTCCGATGATGCGATATTCGAGGTCGAAAAGGCCAAGAATGAACGTGCTAAACGTAAGATTGCTGAGTTGAAACTAGCCAAAATGAACGGCGAAGTATACTCGGCAGACACTGTAGAACAGGTCATGACAGAAATGCTTGTAAATTTACGTACACAATTGTTAGGATTGCCAACAAAATTGGCGCCGCAGTTACAAAATGTAACAAAAGAGGAGGCCTATAATCTGTTAACTCAAGAGATTGAGGACAAATTATCAGAATTAAGTGAATATACGCCGTCATTATTCATGGATAGCAATGAGTTAGACGAGGATAAAGCGCCAAATTAGGCGCTTTTTTAGTACAAAAAAGGAGGTGATAGCATGAAAACGGCAAAAGAATTATGGCAATATGTGTCTAAAATGGGGTTGAAACCATTACCAAAAACCAGTGTTAGCCAGTGGGCAGACGATTATCGCATGCTATCACAAGGCCTTTCTGCTGAACCAGGGCGTTGGAAAACGAGTAGAGCGCCATATCAAAAGGATATTATGGATGCTTTCACGCAACCTGGTATCAATCGTGTAGTGGTTAAGAGCGCCAGTCAAGTGGGAAAATCAGATATCATGAATAATGTCCTAGGGCGATACGCTCATCTTGATCCATGTGCGGTGATGATGATTCAACCGACTATCGAATTGGCTCAAGATTATTCAAAATCTCGTATTTCTCCAATGATCCGTGATACAAAAGTACTATCACAGGTATTCTATGAAACGAAATCTGAAGACGGTGCCAAAACAAGAGATGGTAAGAACACAATCTTATCTAAGTTATTCTCTGGTGGTCGTCTTATTATGTGTGGGGCGAACAGTCCGGCAGGATTGGCATCACGTCCTGTGCGTGTGCTACTTGCGGACGAAGTAGACCGATTCCCAGATAGTGCCGGTACAGAAGGTGACCCAGTAGACCTTGCTGCCAAACGTATGACAACATTCTGGAATAGAGTCATGGGTTTATTTTCTACACCAACGAATGAAGGTAGTTCACGAATCGATGTAGAGTATCAAACAGGAACACAAGAAGAATGGCAACATGAGTGCCCTAATTGTGGAGAATACCATTTGATACGACATACCGAGATGGAATGTGAAACCGAAGAACATAAGGACGCTAAAGGTCGGAAGATTGTAATAGTCAGCGATGTAAAATGGCGGTGCCCTGACTGCGGGTCTACATTCTCAGAAGATGAAATGCGAAAAGTTTCTCAAAAGTATATATCAAAAAACCCTGCTGCGTTGCATAATGGCATACGCAGTTTTTTTGTAAATGGATTTACATCGCCATGGCTAACTTGGAATGACATCATGAGGGAATGGCTAGAGGCTAAAGGAGACCCTACTCGTGAAAAGGTAGTTATGAATACACGCTTCGGTGAATCATATGCACAACAAGGTGCCTTCGAAGATTATCAACAATTCATTAGACGCCGTGAGAAGTATGGAGCAGATCTTCCAGATGGTGTATTACTGCTAACCGGTGCCGTCGATACGCAAGATAATCGGTTAGAGTATGAAATTACAGGTTGGGGATATGGTGAAGAGTGTTGGGGAATATGTAAGGGCGTAATCTTAGGAGAGCCTGATAATAATGCGACATGGGATGCACTTGATGCGGTGCTTGATAAGATATATCACTTTAAAAATGGTACAGGCCTTAAAGTAGCACGTGCTTTCATCGATTCTGGCGGTCACTACACATCAAAAGTGTATGAATATTGTGAGAAAAACTTTAGTAAGCAACGATTCGCGATTAAAGGTACGGCTGGAACACCTGGCATACCTTTAAATTATAAGATTGGTAAAGCTTCTGGAAGCAAAATTCCACTTGTAATGCTGGGTGTTGATGATGGAAAACAGCAGGTAATGAACAGATTGGCCATCGAAGAACCTGGTGCTAAGTACTTTCATTTCCCGTTGGATGAAGAATTATTAGGCACTAGAGGATACGACGAGCTATATTTCAAGGGAATTATCTCAGAACACAAGAAGAAAGTAAAACATAAGGGCGTTATACATGAAATATGGGAGCCTACTGCAGGGGTTCGTAATGAACCATTGGATTTACGTGTATATAACCTAGCGTGTATGAATTCAATCCATCCTGATTGGGATAGATTGGCGGAAGTAGTAAAAGGTGGAGGACATTCTACTACAACAGTGACTACTCCCAAAAAGAAACAAATGCGGAAACGTATTCGCAGGGCTAGTAAAGCAGCAGATATTTAGGAGGATGTATGGCAACTAGTTATTCAAATAAGCCAAGGCTAATTGACGTACGGTTAGAGTGGTACGTCAAAGCTGAGGAAGCAATATTGACTGGCCAAAGCTATACTATCGGAAATCGGACTCTTACAAGGGCAAATTTAGCAGAAGTAAGAAAAATGATTGATGATTTGGTAGCAAGAGGCGCTAAATTACCAGGTATGGATACTGATAATGGGCGTGGAAACAGGTCAAAACGGGTAGTTTTTAGAGATTAGGAGAGCAAAATGGCGAGAAAAAACAAGAAATTTAGCGCTAAAATAAGCACTCCAAGGGCTAAAAATAGCGGATACAGTGAGGGCGGGGCCTCTCATAATAACAAATCTTTGAAGGGATATAACCCTAAAAAACTAGGTTATAAGGCCGATATCGGTGCGAATTTATCAACTTTACGTGATAGATCCGCAGATTTAGCCATTAATACGCCAGTCGGTACAGCTGCAATTAATACAAGCACTACTTATACAGTTGGTGCAGGCCTTAATGTATTCCCTAAACCTAAATTTCAAATCTTAGGAATCAGTGCAGAGGATGCTAGAGCATGGGCTCGCAAGGTTCGAGCTGAGTTCGACTTATGGGCAGAATCAAAAGACTGTGATATTTACAGAAAAAACAATTTGTATGATATGCAAAGCATATCATATCAAGGATATCTCACAGATGGCGATAGTTTTGCGGTATTTAGACGTAAACCAAGTACACCAGATATGCCATATACATTACGACTTCAGTTAATTGAAGGGAATCGAGTAAGTAATCCACTTACCAGTTCCACATATGTTACAGGGGACCCAACTGGCGTTGAAGCGCTTAATCCGGATAACGGAAATCGCATATTGAATGGTGTGGAAATTGATACTGACGGCGCAATTGTAGCCTACTGGGTATCCAATCAAGTCCCTGGTGAGCCAATTACAAGCTTGTTGACTGCATGGGCAAGAGTCGAAGCGTACGGAAAGCGTACTAGTATTCCGAATGTACTACAAATTAGTAACGATACTAGACCTGAGCAATATAGAGGGGTACCTTATTTAGCGCCAGTTATTGAAACGCTAAAGCAAGTGTATCGATACACAAACGCAGAGCTTACATCTGCAATTATTAAATCGTATTTTGCATTATTCTTTACTGAAGCTGTTACTAACTCAGGATCATTAAACGATATATTGGCCGATAATGGCGTTGATGATCCAACAGAACCAGTAGTTGATGTATCAGAGTACAACTTAGGGCCTGGCACATTAAATGCCTTACCGAAAGGTGTGGATGTAAAGAGCGTGGATGCTTCCAATGCCCAGTCTACTTTTGAAGTATTTAGTACTCAACTCATCAAACAAGTAGGTGCTGCACTTAACCAGCCTTACGAAGTATTGATGAAGAACTTCAACTCCTCGTATTCTGCAAGCCGTGCAGCAATGTTGCAGGCTTGGGAAGAATATAAACTACGACGCAAGTGGTTCGCTCGTGACTTTTGCCAACCTATTTATGAGGTATGGTTAATGGAAGCAGTAGCTAATGGACGAATTGAAGCGCCGGGTTTCTTTGATGACCCATTGATTCGAAAAGCATGGTGCAATGCTGATTGGTTTGGGCCTACTATGTCCATCCTTGACCCAGTTAAGGATATGAATGGTAGTACACTTCGCGTTGAAAATGGAGTTTCCACTCGTGAACGTGAAGCTGCTGAAATGACAGGAACAGACCTTGAAGAAAACATTGCTCAACTTGCATTTGAGAAACAACTTATGGAGAAATATGGCATGGGGCTAGCTGATGCGGTAAATCCTTCCGTTGGCTCTAAATCTGAAGCGAAAGGAGGTGAAGAGGATGAATAAATTTTGGTCTGTTAAGAATTTTGTAAATCAAGATGGTACCGGTCAATCTGAATTGATTTTGTATGGTGATATTTCTGATACCTCTTGGTGGGGTGATGAAATTACACCTCGTGAATTTGCAAGTGATTTGGCTAGTTGTAATGGCAATGACTTAACAATGCGTATCAACTCTGGAGGTGGTGACGTATTCGCGGCACAAGCTATCCACAATATGATCAAAGCCTATGCTGGAAAAGTAACAGCACACATTGATGGCTTATGCGCGAGTGCAGCTACAATCATTGCATGTGCGGCTGATAAGGTAATCATGCCAAGCAATGCTCTGTACATGATTCACAATCCATCCGTATATCTAGGTGATAGCTTTGATGCGGACGGCTTAACTAAAATGGCAAACTATTTAGCAAGTGTTAAACAGACAATTGCAAACGTTTATTTGAGCCGTAGTGACGTTTTGACATCTGAACAGGTAAAAACACTTATGGATGATGAAACGTGGCTCACAGCTGACGAGGCGAAGTCCTACGGCCTAATTGATGAAGTAGATACGGCGATTATGGATAATGCAATTATGAATAACGGAATGGTTATTGTAAATAAAGTATCTTGCAAATATTCGGCCAAAAATGAAGCCAAAATCAAACAATTTTTAACAAGTAAGGAGAAACCTATGACTGAAAACCAATTCATGGCAAGCTTAAAAGGTTTGCTCGGTATTTCTACAAATGAACCTGCGGAAAACGCAGCAGTAACAGCAGAACGCGAACGTGTTGAAGCGTTAAATGCGTTAAAAGGTGACAATGAAGTCATCAATCGTTTAGTTGATGTAGCGGTTAAGGAAGGTAAAACTGTAGATGAAGTAACACCTTTCATCTCTGCCGTATCTGATATTCCTTCAACTGATAACAAAGTGGTCGACCAAATTCGACAATTAGTTATTGACCAAATGGAATCCGGTGCGGATCAAGTAGCACCTCAAGGTGCATCCACACCAGAAACCAACGATGCAGTAGCAAAAGCTAGTGCAATTGATGAAGTCGTAGCATTTGCGAATGCTAAGAAAGGCGGTAAATAATGGCATATTTCGAACAAGTAAATGGTGTCGCAGCTGATTACCTATTAGGTGGTGGCGGTGTACCGGTATTAACTCAAAATGTAAAAGTAGCAGTCGGCGATTATAAACGTGGCCAAGTTCTTGAAAACAATGCTGGTACATTCCAAAAAATTACAACAACTGGTAAACCTGCAGGTATCGTAGTATCTGATACTACTGCAACTACTGACCATAATGTATTAACTGTATACATCTCCGGTCGCTTTAATCGTGAAGTATTGGTAGTTGACCAATCTTACAAAATTAATGATCATGAAGCGGATTTTAAAGACGCTCACTTATTCTTAACTAGCATTAAATAGGGGGAACTATATAATGGCAATTGATTTTAAAGATACATTTTCCTTAATGCAAGCTGTGGAACGAATGAAAGCACCGGCAAGTTTTTTGCTTGATACTTTCTTCCCACAAATTCCAGCAGTAGCAACTTCTAAAAAAATCGCAGTAGAAACTCGTAAACGTGGTCGTACATTGGCACCTTTTGTATCTCGTGGTGCATCTGGTGTGAATGTTAAACGTGCTGGCTCTAAAATTGCTTTATATGAAGCACCTATGATGGGCCCTCGTACAGTTATTGATCCAGAACAACTTGACCAACGTGCATTTGCCGAAAATATTGTATCTACAATGACACCTGCACAACGTTCGGCACAAATGCAAGCTGAAGACTTGTCTTATTTGCAAGGCACAATCATCAATCGTAAAAACAAAATGGCAGCAGATTTGCTTACAACTGGTAAATGTAAAATCGAAGGCTATGCAGATGATGGCGAAACAGTTCAAGTTGATGAAATCGACTTTGAATTTGAACAAGACATCACACCTACTACTACATGGGACCAAGCCGGCGCTGATATTTATGGCGATTTAAAAATGGCATCCGAAAAAATTCAAGAAAACGCTGGTATTGTGCCAACTGTATTAGTCGTTGGTAAAAATGTTGAAAAATACATTCTTGATAACGCATCTATCAATAAAATGTTAGCGATTCCTAATCGTGAAAACATGACAATGTTTAGTTTCGCACCAGAATACCTTTCTCCACAAGTTCGATATGTTGGCCGTATTATGTCCTTGAATATCGATGTGTATGCATATCTTGAAACATATCAAGACGATGAAGGTAAAGTAAAATCCTTTATTGGTGACGATGCTGCAGTATTAGGTGTTCCTGGTCGTGGCCGTCAACAACACGCTGCGGTAACATTGCTTAATGATGACAATCAATTTACAACGTATGCAGGTATTTATGTACCTTACTACTATGCTAATAAGGCTACACAAGAATTAACATTGTCTGTATATTCTCGTTGCGTATTGATTCCTGAAACTATCGACGATTGGGCAATTATTAAAACTAAATAGGGGGTAACCTACTTATGAAAATCAGAGTATTAAAGGGTTATTTAGCACATGAAGGCGAGATGTATGGAAAGGGCGAAGTAGTCGACATCAAAAAGAAAGCGATTGCTATGTCCTTACTGGAATCTGAAAAGTTTGAATCTGCTGAAGATGATCCTGTCGAAGTACCAGAACCATTGGAAGTTATTCCAGATGAACCAGAAGAAGAAATGGAATTACCTGAAGTTGATGCGGAAGTTACGGTGAAAAAATAATGCGATTTAGAGATTACCTAGAGAGCGATATTGATGATGTATTCCTTAATGAAGACGAATTCGCCGAAGGGCATAATCTAAATGGCACAGTAGCTAAAGCAGTTATTCAATCGCCAACGGCGAGGGAGTCGTTCCTATCTAATGGCTCTCACGTATCAAATGACGGATTACATGGGGTGTCTGTATTTGTGTATTGCAAATTAAAGGACATCCCTGAAATTCCATCACAGGGGAACGTATTCCGATTAGATGGTGATGTGTACATCGTTCAAAGTGCAACGGAAGAAGATGGATTAGTGTCTATCGAACTTAGAGCAGAAGCTAGAGGCGGTGTTGATGGATGGTTGAGCTAGAACTTGATAAAAGTGCAGTAGCAACAATTGAAAAAGCACTGGAAACATTGAATGAAGATAGAGTTCGACGTGTCTGTCAAGCTGCCTCAAAGCGTGCAGCGACAACTGCAAGAAAAGCAGGTACGCAAGCACTACGTAATATCTATGCCATCAAAGGTGTATCGGTTGTAAAGTCCGGTGTATCTATCAATAAATTGAATGATGGCACAGAAATGCGTATCAAAGGTGGTTATACTAGCGCTCAAAAGTACTTCAAAATTAAATCACTTAAACGTAAAGGTGTGTTTGTATCAATCAAAAAAGGTACAGAAACGAAGGTACCAAATGGCTTTGTTAGTACATCCGGTATCTTTATGAAACGCCAAGGCAAGGACCGATACCCATTAAAGGGGATATATGGACCAGCTTTACCGCAAATGTTTGGTAATGAAACTGTAATGAACGCCATGCAAAAGGAAGGCATGGATATGTATGAGAAGCGCTTATATCACGAATTAGAGCGTGCGTTAGGAGGTAACTAATGACACCATTAGACGTATCAGACGGTATTGCTGCATATCTCATGGATGAGTTACGCAATCTAAATGAAACCAGTGATGTTACCGCGAGCTCTATTCGAGTATGGAGCGGGTTCTTACCAAGAGTGGATAAGAATGAAGACAAGCGTAAGTTATGCCCTGCTGTAGTAGTGCATCCGTACTCTGTTAGTGATGCGGATAGTTCAACTGTAGGTATTACTGTATTAGTCACTACTTATGATGAAGCCTTAACTGAAGGACATATTGGACTGTATCACTTATTAGAGGTAGTCCGGGAACGGTTACTGTCTGACAATCCTGTAGCACTTAAATATGAGATTAAGGATAATATTGTTAATACAACAATTCCTGATGATCAACCATACCCTCAATGGGTTGGGTATCTTGAATTTGAAGTATATATTCCAGTTATTCGTAGAAACTTAAATGAGATATTCGCGTATAACAAAGCAATTGAATAGGAGACAACGATGAACCCTGTTGTATATGTCGGGCCTTCGTTCCGCAGTAGCCGGCTAAATCAATTCATGATATTTAGCGACGGTGCACCACTGCCGGAAGCGGAAGACCCTATTTTTATGCATTTATTTGTGCCTTTAGATGAACTTAACCAAGCAATGCTTGATGTAAGAACACAAGGTACACAGTTAAATGTATTCTATGTAAACGCATTGAAGAATTATAAAGGAGTGAAGTAAATGGCCTTTTATCATGGCGTCAAAACAAGTGAGCAAGCTACCTCTGTAATTGCTCCTGTCCAAACTACTGCCGGCCTTCCAATTGTGTTCGGTACAGCACCTGTACACCTTACAGAAGACCCTAATGCGGTAGTCAACAAGCCAATTATTTGCTACAGCTGGGAAGAAGCTGTTCAACAACTTGGCTACTCTGAAGATTGGGCACATTTCACATTATGTGAAGCGATGTACGCACAATTCAAATTATATGGTGTAGCTCCAATCGTATTTGTTAATGTATTGGATCCTGCTAAGCATAAGAAATCCACTACAACAACTGCTACATTGGCAGAAAAGAAATGTGTAGTAAAAGCAGCAGTATTGCTCAATACCTTGCAAGTATCTAGTGGTGGTCAAACAGGTGTGGCCAACACAGATTACACGGCAGCATTTGATGACAAAAATCAATTGGTTATCTCTGTTATCAAAGGTGGAAAGTTTGATACAGCTACTACCTTAAACCTTACTTATGATGAACTTGATGTAGAAAACTTCGATTATAAAAATGTAATCGGTGGTGTGGATAGTAACGAAAAGGCAACAGGATTTGAATTGATTGATACAATTTATCATCATTTTGGTATTGTACCCGGTCTTATTGCTGCGCCTGGATTCTCTCAAAATCCTACAGTGGCTTCCGTAATGAAAGCAAAATCTCGTGTTATCAATAATTTGTTTGGTGCGACTACTTTAGTTGATATCGATACTACACAAGTTGTTAAATATACAGATGCCTACGAATGGAAGAAAGGTAACAGTTATACAGGTGAATCTGAAGTTGTATGTTGGCCAATGGTTCGCAATGGTGACTACATGTTCCATATGTCTACGCATATTATGGGCATTATTGGTAAATGCGATGCATCTAATAGTGATATACCTACGCTATCCCCTTCCAATAAATCCATGAACATCACAGGCTTGTGCCTAGCTAATGGCAAGGAAGTAATGCTTACACATTCCCAAGCTAACTTATTGAACTCTCAAGGGATTATGACAGCTGTTAATATCAATGGTTGGGTATCTTGGGGTAACTACACAGGTGCATATCCTGGCACAACTGATGTTAAGGATACATTTATTTGTGTACGACGGTTCAATGATTGGGATGACCAAACATTTATCCTTACTTATTGGCAAAAAGTAGATATGCCTATCTTGCCACGTAACATCAAGACAATTCTTGATAGTGAAACAATCCGTCTTAACGGTCTTACTTCGCGTGGCTTTATCTTGGGTGGTCGTATTGAGTTTAAAGAAGCAGAAAACCCTACAACAGATTTGTTGAATGGTATTATTCGCTTCCATAAATACCGTACACCTCCAATTCCAGCGCAAGAAATTGAAAGCATCTCTGAATACGATGTTTCTTATTTCAAAACGCTATTTCAAACAGTATAGAAAGGGGTAATTAATCATGGCATCTATCAATCAAGTGCCGGAAGTACTTAATGACTTCCGTGTATACGAAGAAGGCTCTGACAACTGTTTAGGTGTTGCCAAAGTGGAATTACCTAGTGAATCTGTAATGACTCAAACTGTAAAAGGTGTGGGCATTGCAGGTGAAGTAGAAGCGCCAGTTATTGGACACTACTCCTCTATGGAAACAAAACTTACTTGGAACACTCCAACAGAAACTACACACCGCCTTACAGGTGGTCGTGGCGTACGCTTAGAAGTACGTGGTGCTATCCAATGTTGGGATAGTGGCAAAGATAAATATGTAATCGTGCCTACACGTGCTGTTATTCGTGGCCGTGCTAAATCTAAAGAAAATGGCACATATGAATCTGGCAATACTATCGATGCAACGAACACAATCGAAACTACATACTTGAAACTCGAACAAGATGGCAAGGTAGTTCGTGAAATCGATAAATACGCCTATAAAGATTCTATTTCTGATGGCACCGACTTCCTTGGCGATGTTCGTGCTGCACTCGGTATTTAGTCTGTAGAAAGGACGATCACTAATGAGTAAACATAACACTATGAACGAAACACATGAACAAACAGGTATTGAATTAGTAAAAGCTGGTCATTCCTTACAATTTGAAGGCATCAGCGGGTACACATTAATTAAATGCGAAAAGTCCGCTAAGGGTGAAGATAAAACTATTACAGTTCCGGCATTATCCATGACGTATCAAGCACATGTAGCAGCTGCTGTATGCGGATGTAAAGTGGATGATATTTATAGTCTCCCGGCTGCCGATTTCACTAGAGTGTGCTTAGAGGTACAGAATTTTTTGCTCAATTCCGAAAAATAACAGACCTAGAACGGTATTTTACTGAGTGTGCAATTACGTGTAGTAAATACACTAGCACACCGATGGACTACTTCATTAGAGAGCTAGACGTGGATGAGTTCATAGTCCACGTTCGGCTCATTAGTGATAGTATCGAGCGCGAGAATAAAACAATGAAAGGGAGAAAATAATGGCCAATAAAGTCTTAGAAATGGCGATTGCCATTAAAGGTAAACTCGATGGCGGGTTATCTTCCTCCGTATCAAAAGCATCTCAGGAACTCAATAAATTATCTAATGTAATCAAAGATCAACAGGCGCAATATAGAAAACTACAAGCTATATCGCAAAAGACTGGTAATGTTAGCGATAGGAACGCAGCAATTGCAGCTGAGCAAAAGCTGAATTCTATGTTACAACGGCAAGCCCGGTTACGGTCTAATATCGCAAGTCAGACGGCGCATCAAAATGCAATCAGTAAAATGGGTGGTGCAAGTCCTTTAGCAGGTGCTGCATCAGCTGCGCAAGGTGCTAGTGCTGCGGTAAGTGGTATTACAGGAAAGCTTGCAAGTTTCGCTATGGTTGCCGCCGGTGGGTTTGGTATTGGTGCCATTATAGATAATGTAGTAAATGCTGGCGAAGCACTTTATCAATTGTCTAATAAATTACATATGACAACCGCTGAAACGGCACAATTTAAGAAGATTATGACATTAAGTGGTGTTGATGTAGAAGCGGCCGCAAAGTCTTTCGCTAAAATGGATAAGACTTTGGCTGGTGGCGGTAAAAGTGCTGAAGCTTTGCAAGGATATCTCAGTCAATTTGGTGTATCCTTAACCGATGCCAATGGCAAGTTATTGCCTATGAATCAACAGTTGGATGCAATGGCTAAAGGTTACCAAAATGCGGTAGCACAAGGCCGGGGACAAGAATTCATGCTTGAAACGCTAGGTGCAAAAGGCATGGAGCTTACTAAAGTATTTGAGAACTATGCAGATGCACAAGCGGCCGCATCACAAATCAAAGGCGTCGGAATAGATCCTAAATCACTCCATGAAATATGGCTACAAATGAACATCTTGAAAGCGGAAGCTACGCAAGTTGCATTAGGGTTGGCACAGGCATTTATACCAATTGCCCAGCAAATATTACCGGCGCTGATTCCGGTATTACAAACCGTTGTAACGTTCATGAAGGATAACAAAGAAGCTATTGCTGCTGTAGTAACTAATGGATTAAAGTTAGCATTACTATATGGCACGGCTACAAAACTGGCATCAGGTATTACCACAATCACTACGGCATTTAAAGGTGTAGAAACAGCAATGGGTGCTTTCAAAGCGGCAAGTGCTTTAATAGGTGGCCCATGGGTAATTGCTATTATGGCGATTATTGCAGCGATATATCTATTAGTAACTAACTGGGATACGATTTGTGCTACATTAACATCTGTTTGGGATAGCGTATGTTCCGGGCTAAGTTCTATATGGGATAGCGTATGTTCAGCGTTAAGTTCTGCTTGGAGCGCCATTATATCAGGTATTATGGCTGTAATTAATGGGTTCTTATCATTAGGCCTTAGCGTATTCAATGCGTTGAAGGGCGCAATAATAGCCTATGTAAATTTATGGCTTAACTTACCAACGTATATTGGTATGGCGGTCGGATTTATTATAGGCATTATTTTACGATTGCCTGCGATTATGGTACAAGTTGGTACTGCAGTTATATCTGCCGTTGTATCGTTTGCTACTAAATGCTACAACTTTGCCGTTACTACTTTTGGGGCTATGGTTGATGAGATTTATAATTTTTTAATTAATTTACCTACGTACATGATTACATTAGGTGCTGAATTCGTAGCGGCGGTTATCTCGTTTGCCTCTGAAGCATATGCTACGGCTACATCATGGATTAGTAGTTTGGTAAACGATGTTATTAGTTTCATTATGAACCTACCTAGTGCATGCGCTGATGCAGGAACAGAATTTGTAGCGGCTGCAGAACAATGGGCAAGTGATGCATATAACGCTGTATTGAACTGGATAAAACAAATTCCTAGCGCCGTATCTAATGCAATTGCCGGTGCTTGGGATAGTATTAAGGCTCAATTTAGTGGAGGCCTTACAGTAGGTGTTCAAGCTGCAGGCGGTAATGCATATGCTAATGGTGGTGTTATTACATCGCCAGAAGTTGCATTGATTGGTGAAGCCGGATATCCTGAAGTAATTGTTCCTATTGATGGTAGTGCCAATGCTATGAACTTATGGCAAACGGCCGGACGGATGTTAGGTGTGAGCGGAGCACACACTGCTGTAGCACCTACTGTATCATTAGCACCTAGCGTGCCTGTGACGCCCTCATCTAGTAATAGTGGAGCGCCTGTACAAATTACATTCGCGCCTGTCATTAATGCTAGTAATAGTTCAACTGATGATATTATGTCAGCATTGGATGCTAAAATGCGTGAATTTGAACAAATGATGCGCAGTTATACCGCCGGACAACGGAGATTAAGTTATGACTAGTTATACAACAATACAAGGGGATATGTGGGATTTAATCGCCTATAAGGTGTATGGCAACGAACGATATATCAATTTATTGCTAGAAGCCAATCAAAAGTACCATAATACGGCGATATTTTCCGCAGGTGTTGTGTTAACATGCCCAGATGTTCCTGCTGATTCCTTGCCAGAATTTTTACCACCATGGAGGCGATAGTGCATGAGCTTACAAAAGAGTTTAGCCAAGGTGCAAAAATGGAAGAAAGATTTAACACCACAAACGAAACTAGCTCGGCGAGCATGGTGTACAATTGGTTACCAACATTGGGGGAGTAAGGAGTCAAAGGACATTACAGATGATATTAGTAAGTACCTTCTTGATGTAACTTTTACAGATAACCTTTCAGGAACTGTAGATGACGTGGCTATTTCATTAGAAGATAGGGGCCGCCTATGGGTTGGTGATTGGTATCCTGTGAAAGGATCATTACTAGAAGTCGCTATTAATACCGTAGCATGGGAGAAATTAGGGGATGAACAATTTACGCTACCAATCGGCAAATTTGAAATTGATGAATTCGAAGGAAGTAGCCTTCCTGATGTAGTCAAAATCAAAGGTGTCGCTATTATCGGTAGTACTGACTTACGGGAGAAAAAGAAAGATAAATCGTGGAAAGATACAACGCTCAAAGCGATTGCTACTGAGAAAGCAAAAGATAATAAGTTAAAGCTAGTATGGGATGCGGACTTTGACCCGCCGTTGAAAGATGCATCTCAAAGTGCTGAATCAGACCTCGCATTCTTGCAGAAGCTATGCAATGATGCGGGGTTCTCTCTTAAGGTGTCCACTGAGCAGTTGATTATATTTGACGATTATAAGTACGAAAATGTAAAGCCTAAAGTTATAATTCGTAGGCCAGGTGGCCAATATCAACCTGTACAAACTAAAGAAGGGGAACAACCGCCTTTGATTATTACTAGAGCCTTATCTTATTCGTACAAAAGTAAAACTCGTGAAGTATATCGAGCATGCCATGTGAAATATACAGATAAGGATAAGAAATCCGTTATCGAGGATACATTCGAAGATCCTGACCGTAAGGGTCACACGTACCTTGCTGTATTAGAGGTTAATGAACAGGTTAAAGATAAGGCTGAGGCAAAGAGATTGGCTAAAAAGAAGCTAAGAGAAGCCAATAAAGAAGCCGATACAATGTCTTTTAGTTTTCCTGGCAATCCTCTTATTATGGCATCGGTTACGGTTAATCTCGAAGGATTTGGGGTGTTCGATGGTAATTATTTAATTACTAAAGCAACGCATACATTAGGGGCCAATTATTCAACGTCGATTGATGTAAGGAGGTGTTTAAATGGCTACTGACATATTATCCACATTAGTGGATATGATATTTATTGGAAATGTTTCAAGTACAATTCCTGAAGAAGGTAAAGCCGTTGTTACACGCCTAGACAGAGAAGGTGTTGTAACGGCGCCATTATCTGTCATTAATCGAGGTGCAGCACATGATAAGGACTATTGGATGCCGGCTATTGATGACCAGGTATTGTGCATTATGTTGCCTAATCGGTCCGGACGTGGGTTTTCCGATGGATTCATTATTGGCACATTCTTTAGTAGTGCGGATCCGACTCCAGGCGGTGCGGATAATGGTAAACGTGTGCTTACTGTTCCTGGAGATATGACTCTTAATGTTGGAGGTACTTTATCAATTAATTCAAGCGGTGGGGATGTAGTGGTCAATGGTATTTCCTTAGTTCATCATGTGCATGGCGGTGTAGTGTCTGGTGGTTCTACAACATCAGGACCAGAATAGGAGGTATAGATGTATATCGGTTATTTGGCGGATATAGTATTTTATACCGCATTAGATAATGTTCTTACTGTATCGGATGTAACGCGTTCAGGTAGTGCTCGATGGGAAAAGCACAATTTGATGTTAGAAAAGCCTGTCAAACAATTTAGCGGACCTGATGTGGAACAAATTACATGTAAGATTCTTATTTCTGCATCACTTGGACAATCTCCAGATAGTACTGTTAAGAAATTGCGAAATTATCGCGATACGGGGGCTGTATTACCGTTTATTATCGGTGGTAAACCTGTTAGTCAAAACTACTTTGTCATCATGTCTATGAGCGAGGATAGCTTATTCACGGATGCATACGGTAAGACTCAATCTATTGAGATTTCTCTAACTCTTGAGGAATATTCGGATAATAATACAGTAGAAGAAAAGTCCATGCTAAATCAATATGGTCAGAAGTTCAATAAAGTTAATACGATATTGAGGAGGTTCTAGCCATGTCAGCAACGTATGAAATTAAACCAGTAACTGACAATAGGATATCGCTAGCACCTGAAAGTGAAGTCGCTGAGATTTTGCAGAATGTGCAAACGATTATTTCTACTGTTCGTGGTAGCGTGCCACTAGATAGGGAGTTTGGTATTGATGGTCGTATTATTGATATGCCTATCCATCAAGCACAAGCGCATCTATCTAATGACATATTCCAGCAAATTAAAAGGTACGAACCACGTGCCAAAATTAGTGATATATCATTTGCCGCCACACAAAATGGGGCGTTAATTCCGAAAGTGATGGTGACTGTATGAGATTATCTGATTTACCTAATGTTGAATTCTTTAACACCGATAAAGAACATGTTCAACAAAAGGTATTTGATATTTACACAACAATAACAGGGCGAACCTTGGGAGAGGGCGATCCTGTTACTTTATTTTTAAATGTAATTTCGGAAATTATTATCCGATTATTGAACGATGCAAATTATGCAGCTAAACAAAATCTATTAGCCTATGCAGAAGGCGATAACTTGGACCATGTTGGAGCTGTTCCTGCTGCTGTTGAGCGATTAAAGGCAACGAAAGCGACTACAACAATTCAAGCAACATTGTCAGCAGTGCGCACGAACTTTGTCATTATTCCAAAGTGGACTAGAATATCAACTGGAAGTGGCGAATATTTTGCTACTGTTGAGGATTTGGTTATTCTACCAGGTCAACTTAATGGATCCGTAAAAGCAGAAGCACAAATTGCCGGGGCGCGAGGCAATGGGTTTAAGCCGGGCGAGATAAGTACAATTATTGATCCTATAGCTTATGTGGATACGATGCGTAATATAACTCTATCTGAAGGTGGTTCTGATACAGAGGACGACGAATCGTATCGCGAACGTATTCATGAGGCTCCAGAATCGTTCTCTGTGGCAGGCCCTGAAGGGGCGTATGAGTATTTTACAAAGTCCGCGTCGCACCTTGTGGCAGATGTAGGCGTATCTTCTCCACGTCCAGGTGAGGTTAATATTTATCCCTTATTAGCAGGAGGAGGACTTCCTGGGCAAGAATTGCTCACGACTATTACGGATTATTTATCTGATAAGAAACGTAGGCCTCTGACTGATAAGCTAACTGTATTAGCACCTACTACTACGCAATATAACATCGACGCTAAGTATTACATTGAAAAAGGCGCCGATGCAACGGTGGTAAAAGCTAAGGCAGATAAAGCAGTTAATGACTATGTTATATGGCAAAAGTCAAAATTGGGCCGTGATATAGTACCCAGTCGATTGGTTCAAATGCTCATGGATGTATCCGGAATTAAACGCGTTGAAGTAACGGCACCTATATTTACCCCGATTGCAGAACAAAGCGGCGTGGCAGTAGCCAATACAATCGCTGTAGCGCTCGCAGGAAGTGAGGAAGAATGATACTTGATAGCAAGTATACTAGTGCGGAGCATCTTCCGTCCTCAATCGATAGGGAACCAGTTAAGTCCCTTGCTAAAACGTGGGATGATATGCTGGCCGAATTTATGAATACGAATACTCTGCTATTATGGTCGTCTATTGATACTGAACCAGAGAGTGTAATTGATCATTTAGCGTATCAATTACACGTGGATGACTATGATAGTAGGTTACCGATAGAGACTAAACGTGAAATGGTGAAGAACTCAATTGATATTCACCGCCATAAGGGCACGCCGTATGCTGTTGAAAAGGCCGTACAGACTATATATTCTGATTCAAAAACCGAAGAATGGTTTGAATATGGCGGGAAACCGTACTATTTCAAGGTTACGCTAATCACAGCCCCATTAAGAGGCGAAACAGATATAGCTAAGCTTGTACGTGCTATTAATGCGGCTAAAAATGTACGGTCCTGGCTAGATGGTATTGAATTCATTCGACGAATTAACTTCAATAAGTATTTTGCCGGATGGTGCGGTGTATCTAGGAAAGTGAATATCAAGTGTGATTTCACGAATGCATGGCGCATTAATTTGAATACCCATGTAACGTCTTACACCGTTGAATCTAAGAAAACGAAGATTAATGTAGCGCTAGATAATAGCGTTAGATAGGAGGAATATATGGCAGAATGGTCAAATGCAACCATGACTGATATCGGTGCTGATCTTCAAGCGAAGGTAAATGCAGGCAAAACTAAATTGACATTCACTAAAATCAAAGTCGGTAGTGGCGTTAATGCAACGAATCCATTGGCACTAACTGATGTAATCTCCTCTAAATGGGAGACTACTAATTTTGTAGTTAAACAAGAAGGTAAAATCGTAAGCGTTGATACGTTTATTACAAATAACGGCATAAAAGAGGCATTTAGAATGTCAGAAATTGGGTTATTTGCCAATGATCCAGATAAAGGAGAAATATTGTATGCATACCTAACAGATCCTGAACCTGATAGAATGCCGGCAGAAGGGGGTGCGGTTGTTGTATCTCAAGAGCTAACTATCGGAATGATGTTTAGTAACACTGGCAATGTATCACTCACAGTTAATATGGGGGCGCTAGTTAATCAGGAACAACTTAAAGAGCATAACTCATCTACTTCATCTCACTCTCCTATAACAGACCAAATCAAAGCAATCCTTGGAAGTGCAAATTGGAAAGACACTCCTGCTAGTACACTTGTTACAATTAAAAATTTGTTGGGCCAAGGTGCTATAGTAGCATCTAAACTTGATGCTAGCGCAGGCTTTGTTAAATTTGCAAATGGTTTCACTATCCAGTGGGGACGCGATAACTATGATTCTGATGAGAGGAGTCATTGGGTTACTTTTCCAATATCATTTATTGAATGCTATTCTGCGGTGCCGTCTATAATTGGAGGTTCTAGTGATAGCATTAAGATTTACAATATTAATAAGACGGGTTTTGAAAAAGTTTCTTATTATAACTTTCAAACAAATAAGACAGTCTCGAGACCGTGTCTTTGGTTAGCAGTTGGTAAAGCTTAATGCCCAGTGGGTATTATTTAATGCTAATAATCAACCAAAGCCATGGACTGTGCGATATCCGATAGAGTTCAGTAATAAAACTATCGCCGTTTCTGCAACAAGATATAACGGTGATTATTCATTTTCTGAAATCATTTTATCGACATCTAGAAATCAGTTGACGTACAAGGATAGTGATTATAGAGGGCAGCAAGGTGTTGGTGACCAGATTATGTTTCTGATTATAGGTAATTAAATTTTTCCTAGAGCGAACCAGTAATAAGAAGCAGCATATCTATCACTTGCCGAAAATACGGCCTTAGTGGTGTCGCTCTCAGTCACGGAGTTGGCAAAATACCTAGGGGTATCTGAGCCCGACCAGTACGCATCAATAGCGTTCGCCATGAATAAAGTTGTAAATTTGATAGGGAATCGCACTTCTGTCTTAGTTACATTATCTTGGCCGCCTATTCCCCACTGGGTATTAAGATAATCCGACGGCTATCCACACAAAACTTCCAGTATCTGCTCTGTTAGTTAAGAATCTGATTGCGGTTCTATTAGATTGAGAAAATCCACTGTTCCACGAAATAAAGCATTCCGATCCAGAAGTCGCAACACTGACAGAGTCGTCGGTGGCTAAGGATACCAGAACAGTACTGTTAATCGGTAGCGAAATATCTTTGTAGTACCTATTGGAATCAAACCAGGATATTCCCCACTGGGGAGTTACTTTAATAATTCTATTGTTTTACGTAGTTCCCGAATGGTTTTGTGCGTGTATACCCTGGTAGTGATATCGCCTTGTTTATGACCTAACAATGCGCGTAACGTGTTAGGCGGCGCAATCGCATCAAGTAGACTTGCAAATGTGTGCCGGGTATCGTGGATAGTATGCTTGCAGTTAAGTTGTTTCATAATATCATGGAAATGCTTGCGAAATGATGTGTAGCTGATAGTGAATAGATAATTGTCTGTATCGTTGTATAATTGCTCAATTAATGGCATGATGCGGTGATGGATGGGAATGATACGCCCTTCACCAGCTTTTGTTTTAGCGTGTCTCACAATAAGGTATAATGATCGTCTATTGATATCTTGCCTACGTAAGTTAAGTAGCTCGCCGATACGGAGCCCGGTGTAGAGCAACATTAAAATCATTTGGGAATAAGAATTATCTATCGCCCATAATTTGTTGATTTGTTGGCGAGTGAATACTCTTCTTTTAATCATTGGTATATTGGGCCCTAGATTTAAGTGTGAGGCGTAATTAGTGATAGGGTAATCTTGGATGATTGCGTAATTAAATAATTGATTAAGTAACGTGCGGACTTTCTTACATGATGAGTAAGAAAGTCCTTTTACGTGCATGGAATTAATCACATTTTGAAGGTGCTGAAAATGAATATCCGTGATAGGCATATCCGCTATGTTGGATATGTGTTTAAAAGCAATATGGTAAGACTTAACGACACTCTTAGTAATAGCTTGTGAGTGAATAGGCAACCACTCGTTAAATAGTTGCCTTAATGTAATGGTATTGCGTTGTCTACGTTTTAGTATAACGGCGTAACGGCGCATAATTTCACCTCCGAAAGGATGCTACTATGAATCAATATGTATTTATTTTAAATGACAAAGGGGAGCGTATTACATCCCTGTGTGATAACACGTTGAGCCGTGATGATATTATGGCGCAAGCTGAACACGATTATCCAAATGCACAATATGTGTATTCTGCAGATGGTGACAGTATGCTAGATGAATTTATGAGCGGTAAATTGTATGTAAACGGAAAATTTATTGAGCCTGATCCGTATGTTCCTACAAAGGAAGATAAGATTAACGCTATAAAAGCTGAATATGAACCCCGCTTCAAAACGCTAGAAGAAGCGCAACGTAGATTGCTACTTATGGGAAAACCTACTAATGCAATTAGCACTCAATATATCAAGTTGAATAACGAAATGGTCGCACGAATTAAGGAGGTGCAATAATATGCCTAAATATATCGGTGATAGCAAAGTTCCTGTTATGGAATTCTGTGAGTACTGCTGGGAGGTACTCAACGATGACGGTACATGTCCAACAGAAGGATGCGTGCACAATGATTTAATGGCTTTAGATGAAGAATCATAAGGGCATGGGGGAGTGAATGGATATTCTTAATGATATTTTAATCATGCTCATCAGTGGTATATCGCATGAACATATAGTCAGTATGGGGGTAGTGATTATTTTAACCACTACATTGTTATTTGTGGACACAATACAGCGGATTGCTGCAGAAGTGTTGCGGTATAACAAAGATAATCACAGGCCTAATAATCCTATTACACTACTAACAACATTGACCTGGTATGGATGGGGAAAAGGTAGGTATATCGATGAAACTACCGGTGAACGGCGTAGATATTTAATGAGTGAGCGCCTTAGAGGTGATCTATTAAAGAAACTATGCATACAATATCCGGCATGGATGATACTATCCATTGTATTTATTTCATTACCTGATATCCCAATACCAAACACCAATCTATTCTTAGACCATATATTCTCTTATGCATTTATGCTGATACCATTCTTCGCTGAGTGTTGGTCTATTATTGAAAACCTACGTGAAATGGTTGAAGATGACCTAATTGATATAGGAAAAATATTTCAATATACGATTGAAATCATAAAGGCATGGAGGGGTAATGGATAAGCTAGCGATTATTAACCGCATTAAGCGGTCATATAAGTCCATTCGAATAGCTGGCATACGGCCAACAGGTGTATTAGCAACGAGGGCATTGGTCCTCGTCATGCTAGTACCGATGATATTAGTCGTTGCCCAGTATGTGCTATCGACGATTAAGGGGTATGTATCCCCTGAAGCGAATCAGCTTATCGATAAGGGTATTCTTATAATTGACCATATATTCGTACCATCAGTGCTTATGACCATTGTTGGATTGTGTGGCATGTTCATCGATAAGAACCATAACGGGATTCCAGATAAGCTTGAGGAACCAAATACATTGCCTATGAACAGACCTGGCATACAACAATTAGAGGATGATATTAACCATGACGAGAGGGGGAAATAAATGTTTAGACAAATTACAATGGACGAGTTAAAAGACCTAGCGCTAGATGCCTATGGCCAAATTGAAAAGGCGTACTATCATTGGACAGGGGTAAAAGGTGGTAAGCACTTCACAGATTACCATATCAACATCGACCGAGCAGGTACAATGTGGACCGATATAGAGACCTTAACCGATTATAAGGAACACACCTATATGCGCAATAGTAACGCTGTAGGCATTGCCATTGAAGCGTGTTGGGATGCAGTCAGTGAAAATAACCTAGGTAGTGAACCACCAACAAAAGAACAGTTGGCCACTATGACACAAATTATGGCGGTGCTTACTATTAATGCAGGTGTGCCACTTGACCTACAACATCAGATGACGCACGCCGAAGCAGCAGATAATCGGGACGGCTTGGACCTCTATTATTTAGATCCGACGGGCTATCCAAATAATACGTACGGCCCAGACTCCAACGTTGACCGATGGGACCTCTTGGTGTGCCATGAGGGCGACGAACGATGGAGTGGTGGTGACTGGTTACGTGGCACCGCTCGATGGTGGGGTGCTCAGTGGGGTAGTACAATTTAGGAAGGAGTTACCATGTATGAAACTATCAAGAACAAAGTTATATCTGCGTTTACTCTTAAGCGTGTTATTTGTGGTGTGCTTAGCATTATTTCCATCTATTTCGCATGCAGCCTCATCGGAGGGTACCTCGACACAAGAGCCGACTATCAGCGTACCCGTGAGCAGTTGGAACGAACTCAAAGGGCGCTTGATGAAAGCAGAAAGCTCAATCAACAACTCCGAGAAAGTATTGCAGCAAGCCAACAGCTTAACCGCGACGCAGGGAACAGCATTAACAGAATTGAAGATTATCAACGAAGAACGGACGAAGGAATTGAACGCGCTCAAAGCAATCAACGAGAAACAGGGGCAAGAATTAACGAAAGCCTCCAATCTCTTGACAACGCAAGAAGCGAAATTGAACGAAGCCTCGACCTCATTAGAAGAATTGACAGAACAAATCAAACGCAACAAACGAACCGAACAGCGCCTTAAACGGCAACGTGACACATGGGCCGTGGTAAGCGGTGTATTTGGATTGGCAGGTGCAATTCGTCGATGACTGAGAGGTGATCCATACATCTCCTGAGCATGAGCAGGTGGACTCATGGATTGACTATATAAAAGACCTTACCAGGATATAACTTGGTAAGGTCTTTTTTTTATATTTAATTTATTGCATACAATCTAAAAATATGGTGTAATTAGGGTAATAATAGGAGGTGGGAGTAATGCTGAAAATTCTTAATTGTAATCCACATTTTATGAGGGACCCAGTGCCCGTGTCGAACTATGCTGAAGCGTGGGACGTAATATGTTCCATGCAAAGGGAATTAGGTCAAGGGATACTTGCTGTTGACAGAGAGGCTTGGGAAGTTTTGGGATTAGCTGAGCATTTCCCTGAATTTGTTTGGAAAGAAAATGTAAAGGCGGTATACATTAATAGCGATAAATCGTTACTGATTCCTGCCCCAAGGAGATATTGTAGATCTAATGTTTTGAAGCTTATCAAATTCTTTGGACTCCACTATTCTATCCGAGAAATATAAATGTATATATGACATCATTTTGACATCATATTATATAAAAATATAGTGAAATATAAATAGATACGCTAGTAATCGAGCTAGATAATTGCTGTATTTATAAGTTTTGTGTGTGAACTTTAAATGCCACGCCATCTTGAGGGGGTGGTGAGCTAACGCTCGTGCGGGTTCAAGTCCCGCCAACCGCACCAAATATAAGGACCTACAGTTTACTGTAGGCATTTTTTTCGTTATTTTGTTATTAAAATATATTTAAT